GGCCTCCGAGACTGCCCTTGTTCTCGAACTTTGCCGCGAACTGGCTGAGCGTGAACATCTTTCCCTGTTCGGCCTGCTCGCTGATCAGATGGACGATCACACCACCCTTCCGATCCCGCTCGGCATCATGCTTCGCGCCCACCTCGGCGCGCACGAGGCGCTCGTTCATCGGGTTGATCTCGACCCATTGGCCGCGCACCTTGTCGATCAGCTTCGAGGGCAATGCCGGGCCGTTGCGCAGTTCGATCTCAAGCTTGCGCTCGGACGCGTCCTCGTCGGGGCGGTGCAGGATCAGGCCGGAGGTGTAGAAACCCCGCAGGGCGCTGGCGCCCGAAAGCGCGAGGAACGGATCCTCTTTCACCTGCTGCTTGCTCAGCTTCTTGGTGTGGTGGATCAGGATGATCCCGCAGTCCGGGTCGATGTGGTCGCGCAGAACCTCGACCCGGTCCTTCAGGAAGAACATCATCGCGGTGTTGTCGTTTTCGCCGCCGCCGTCCGGTCCGCCGTCGAAGAGGTTGCGGATCGGGTCGATGCAGATGATGTCGACCGGGGCGTCCGGGAACGCGGCCTGGATGGCGCGTGCCACACGCACGCTGCCGTCGTTGTCGAGCAGCATCTTCAGCTTGGGAGTGGCCACGAAAGTGTCGCGCGCAGCCATAATGACGGAGGGTGGCAGCGCGATCTGCTGCATCCGCTCGCGCAGATAATGGTACTGGATTTCCGCTTGGAGGTAGAAGATCCGCAGCGGGCGCGGCGGGGTGAACCCGAGGAACGGGACACCGGCCGCCATGTGGACGAGCCAGGAAATCAGCAGATCGCTCTTGCCCACCTTGGGGGCGCCGCCCAGCACCAGCAGTCCGCCCGGCGTCAGCACGCGGGGCGCGATGATGTCCTCCGGCATCGGGCTCAGATCGTCCAGCAGCGCGCCCAACGTGAAGGCGGGCATCTCGACCGGCCCCGGCGCGCCGGAATCCAGCCGGATCAGCGGCGGTCCATATTTCTCGACATGCCGTTCCCAGAGCCGCTCGGATTCGCGATTCAGCCGCTCGACCGGCCAGGCGGGCCTGAGCATGGCGGCGTTGTAGCCACAGATGCCCTCCCAGCCTTCATCCTTCGACATCCGGCCCTCATGGACCATGCGGATGAAATACCCGATCGCGGCGGACGCACCCTCGAAACGGGACCAGTCGTCCTGCGCCCCCTCGCGCACCGGCGTGACCAGCACATCGTCCATCGCCGGTTTGTCGGGATGGGTGAACGCGGGCTGCAGGGACACGCCCGGCGCGGGCGGCATGTCGGTGACGGCTTCGATGAATTCGGCCAGATCGCGTTCGCGGTCGGCTCTCAGTTCGACGATCCGCACCTGCGTCTTGAGGTTGTTCTTGTAGTAGACCGAGCCCGCCACCCGGATCGGCTGATGCGCCGAGCGGAAATGCATGTCACCGCCGACCTTTGCGGCGATGTCGCCGCGCAGACGGCAGACGCGGGCCATGTCGTCACCCTCGGCGGGTTCGGTCAGCGCCCACCAGACGTGGCACTTGCGCTGCCCCTCGGCCGTCACGCCACCGCTTTCCACCACCATGCTGGGCGCGCCGAGGTGGCGTTCGAGATGCGCGCGCTTGGCGGCGATGTCACCGGTGTCGAGATCGACGACGACGGTCTGCATCTGCAGGATATCGGCGGCCCTGGCCTGCCCGGGGGCTGCGACGGTGCCGGGGATCACATAGACCGCCGCCCCCTCGCGCGAGGCCCATGTGGCGAAGGTCGCCATCTTTTCCGGGGCGGAATGATCCGCTTCCAGCCAGATGTTGTGCGGACGACCATCGATGCCCTGGCCCTTGTCGATGAAACTGCGGACCGGGATCAGCCCGTCGCAGTAGCCGAAGACGACCTGCATGAATTGCGCAATCTGCGCAGGGTCCGGCTCGTCACCGAAGACGTCGATCTGCGGCGCGGCATCGTTGAAGTCGCGCCACGGGTTGAAGTGGACGATGTTTTCCCTGGGTGCATCCAGCGCGGTGTCGTTTCCGTCCTTGCCATCATCATGGGCCATGTCGGCTTCCTTTCTCTGGTCATCTCTGTCTGGCGGGTCGTTCGGGGCGTCCGTCATGTCGGCAGCTCCCAACACCGCTCCGCCCACGGGCAGAACCGGCATTCGAAGAAGTCGCGATTGGCGGTGATGCGCGGCAGCAACTCACCTGCGTCGGTGGCCTGCAGGATCCGCACCGCCCGGTCCGACATGCGCTGCGCGAGACCCGCGTCGAAGGGCACCAGCTCGTGGTGCAGCTCGGCGGTATCCTTGTTTATGGCGGTGAACACGGCGGGGGCGGCGCTGATGCCCGGCACGCTCGCGTCCATGTAGGCCTGATAGACGGCGATCTGGGCGGCATAGACCGGTTTGGAGACCGTGACCCCGTCCTTGACGCAGGCCCGCCAGTTCTTCGCGTTCATGGTCTTGCATTCCCAGAGCGCCGGGGTGCGGAGACCAAGTGCTGCCGGGGCTGCGGCAATGATCCCGTCGACATGACCCCGGATGCGGCCGCCCGCGACTTCGAACCCGAACTGGCCGCCATCGGGCCGGTTGCCTTTCTGGGTGTAGAGATCGAACCCCGCGCAGCGCAGCCAGCGGATCGCGAGATCTTCCAACTCGTGCCCGATGGCAAAGATGCGCAGCACCTGGCCGGAGAAATCCTGGCCCTCGTCTTTCGGTGTGGCCGTGAACTCGAACTGCAGGGCGCGTTCGCAGGCATGCCCGAGGCGGGACGCGCCGAGATAGGTTCGGGGCGGCGTGGCCTCGCGCTCGGCGACCAGCGCGGCGTCGACCAGCGCGTTGATCCGCTCGGCCATGGAGGGGCGCGGGTTGTAATCCAGCATCAGAAGGGGATCTCCGCTTCGGCGGCGATGCGCGACATCTCGGCGCCGTAGCCTTCCAGCACCTCCTCGATCAGCGCGGTCACCTCGGTTTCAGTGAGATCGCGCAGCCGCTTGTCCCAGCCGATCAGGTCCATCGTCTTGCCCAGCCGTTTCATCACCAGTGCTGTGGCGAGGCGTTCTTCGTCAGTGGTTCCCTGCATGGTCAGTCCTTTCCTGTGGCGCGCTGCGAATAACCCCTGGCAGGGCATCGAGCAGAACCAGCGGTGTTCGCGGGGGCGGGGTTTGTCGGGGTTGAAGAAACCGAAGCCGCGCGCGGGGCGCAGGCAGACGGCGCAAGGTTCGAGGCGCGGGTGCCAGAGCCGAAGACGCTCCGGGCAATCCGCAGCCTCTGCGGGCGGGGATGGGATTTGCGCGACATGGCTCACGCGGCCCTCCCGATGTCCGGGCTGGCGCGGCCCACAAGTTGGCGAATCTCGCGCTTGTTGAAGCCGAAGGTCATCAGAGCGGAGGCGCGGTACCGCGTCAGGCCGAAGTCATGGCGGCATTCGGGTGGCAGATACTGCAGCTGCTTTTCGGTGGCGGCCTGTGTCAGCCATCCCTTCGACTTGAACGCGCTCTCATCGGTCTCGTGGGTGTTCAGCCAGTCATCCGCCTGCGCCAGGCAGACCGGGCGTTCGCCCACCCCCAGCAAACGCGGCGTCTGGCCCTTGCCGCCGCCAACAGCGTGCCAGCGACCATCGAGGAAAAAGATGCCGCCCCAGGCACTGAACCCGTTGGCCATCAGCGCCGCATCGTCTCCGAAGAGATCGACCCACGCGAAGCTGGACCGCTTCAGCAGGTCGATCTCGGTCATCATGAAGCCCGACAGCGGCGCGGCACCGTCGCCTTCGCCCGCATCCAGATCCTCGCGCGGGAACGCCTCGCCGCAGAGCGGGCATTCGGTGGCGGCCAGCGGAATATCGGCGCCGCAGCCGGGGCAGGATTTCGTCGGGGCTTCACCAGCCTCGGTCTTGCCGTCCAGATCGACATCCTGTTCCAGCGTGCCGTGGATCAGGCTCGACGTCCCGAAGTCCAGCACGACGCAGTCGGACTTGACGATTCCGGGATGTTCCTCGGGGTCGACGGTGCGCAGGCCGCGCCCGACCATCTGGATCATCGTGGACTTGTAGGAGCTGGGGCGCAGCAGCACGACGCAGGAGGTGGGCGGATGGTCCCAGCCCTCGGTCAGCACCGCCACGTTGACGACGACGCGGATGTCCCCCGCCGCGTAGTCGGCGAGGATCGCCTTGCGGGTGTCGGCCGCCAGATCGCCGTGGATCAGCGCGGCGGAAACGCCCGCCGCCCGGAATGCATCCGTCACGTGCTCGGCATGCGCGACGGTGGAGCAGAACACCACCGTCTGCCGGTAGTTTCTTCCATTCCCTGTCGCGGCTCCGCCGCTCCCCGCCTCTTGCGCCTTCTCCTTCCAGTGCCGGATCACCTCGTCGGTGACCGGGGCGCGGTCCATGATGCCCGCCACTTCGGCCATGTCGAAATCCGACAGGGTCTTGCGGACCGACCGCAGTTCGTCCTGCACACCCACATCGATGACAAAGGTGCGGGGCGGCACCAGGTGGCCCGAGGCGATCAACTCACCCAACCGCACCTGGTCTGCGACATTGTCGAAAACCTCGCGCAGCCCCTTCTTGTCGCCCCGGTTCGGCGTCGCCGTGACCCCGAAGATGCGGGCATCGGGATTGGCGTCGCGCACCCGGTCGATGATGCGGCGGTAGCTGTCGGCCACCGCATGGTGCGCTTCGTCGATCACCAGCAGGTCAAGGCGCGGCATGTCGGCCAGGTTCGTGGCCCGTGCCAGTGTCGGCACCATGGCGAAGGCGACCTGGCCGCCCCAGGATTTTTCGGTGGCGTCGATCACCGAGGTGGCGACGCCCGGCACCACGCGCTGGAACTTGGCGCGGTTCTGCGCCGTCAGCTCGTCGCGATGCGCCAGCACGCAGGCCTTGGCGCCGTCGCCGATCATCTCGCCCGTGACCGCCGAGAGCATGATGGTCTTGCCAGCACCAGTGGGCGCCACGCCCAGCGTGTTGCCGCGGGAGGCGAGCGCAGCCACGCTGCGCTCGACGAAGGTTTTCTGGCGGGGGCGCAGGCGCATGGCCGGGATCCCCCTTGACTCACGCCCAGCTCGGCCGCCCGGCGAACCCGGGGCCGGACGCGGGCTGGCTGGGCTGATGTGCCGGTGCCGCAGGGGTGGTTTGATGCGGGGCGTGCCCGACCGCACCCTGTGCGCCGAGCTGCAGCGCCGCCGTCCCCATGATCTGCGCGTAGTCGCGATGATCAGGCGTGACCGCGCTGCGGATCTCGTTCTTGTCGTCGCCGCTGGCGTCGGTGCCGATGTCGATGCGGGCGATGAACTCGATCCCGTCGAGATCGGCGAAGCCGTTGATCCGCCGCGCCGCCTGCGCCTCGGCCGACATGTCCTTGTCGGAAATCCCGCGGGCCGAGTTCAGCATGCCGCGCACGAGGCTGCGGCCCATGTTCGCCCAGTCCGGCCCCTTGGGGCTCATGAGCCCGATCAGGGTGAAGATCTTGCGCCGGGCATATTGGCCCTCGGTGACGGTGAACTCGCCGTTCAGATAGACAGCACCCGTCGAGCCGCGCGTGGCATAGCCGCCGGTCCAGCCCTGCGACGGATCGTCGAAGCCGCCCGGGCGGATGGTCAGGCGCACCTTGGCCAGCGTGCCCTTGGGGATCAGGTTGGTGTTGCTCTGCGCGTCGTTGAAATCGTTCCAGGAACCCATGGGGAACCTCCTTTTCTGATCAGGATTGCGGTTGGGATTGGGCGTCAGCCGGCATGCGCGGTGCGGTGGTCACCAGCGGGCGCGCCTCGATCGGCAGGGGCTGGTGGATCTTCGCGATGAGCTGGCCGAGATGCGGGGGTTCCAGCAGTGCGAGACGGCCGGAACGGTCCTTGGCCGGGTAGCCCCAGCGGTTCTGCGTGTGGCAGACGAAGACCCGCTGCGGCACACCCTTGTCGTCGGGCAGCGAGGTCAGCGTCAGCACCTCGTCGACAATGCCCGGCAGCTCGAGCCCGGTTTTTGATCCGTCGATCTGCGGCTGGAACACCTTGCGATTGAAGTCGTCGAGCTTCTCGTCGAGGATCCCGACGAAGATGACGTTCTTCGCCCGCGTGTGCTGCAGATGGGTGAGCCAGGCGATCATCTCGCGCCCGTGCAGCCCGTAGGCGCCGCGGACGTCCGGCTTGCCGGTCTTGTCCGAATGCGCCTCGGGCTGACCCTTGCACCAGCCAAAGCAGAGCCGCCCCGCCACGGTGATCGAGTCGATGAACACCGTGTCGTATTTGTCGAGCACCCGCGGGTCGCCGTACTTGGAGCAGACCGCCTGAAAGTGGTCCTCGCTGTAGGGCTGGTCATTGCGCAGCGCGGGGTTCGCGCCGCCGATGAACACCGCGAAGTCGCGGCATTCGCGCCAGGTCCGCGGGCGGATCGTGTCGATCGCCAGACCCTCGACGGCAAGATCGCCCGCCTCGAGATCGAAGAACAGCGTGGTGCTGGCCTTGAGCGTGCGCAGGAGCGTGGTTTTCCCGGCGCCGCTCGCCCCGAAGATGGCGGCCTTGACGCCGCGCACTTCCGCCAGCCGCTGGTCGGCGGTGATGATGGGAAGCGCGCCGGTCATGCCACCACCTCCTGACGGGCCAGATCTGCGTTGGGGTCGTTGCTGGTCACGGCTGCAAACAGCGCATCGAGACGGTCGGCCTCCGCGAGACATTCCTTGCCCTTGCGGCGCATGAAGCGCCGGGCATCGTCGAGCAGGTCGGGTTCCGCGATGAGGTCGGGGATCGCGACGTATTCCTCGGCGCTTTCGACGAAGTAGGATTTCGAGCGCAAATCCTTCACCAGCGGCGCGAATGCCTCGCAGACATCCGCAAAATCCGCCTGACGAGGCGCATCGTCCTGGTTGCGCAGGATGCGCTTCACCTCGGTGATGATGCCGGTGCGCAGCATCCGCAGCGCCCCTTCCCGCCGCGCCTGGCTGCAGGTCAGCGGGAAAGCATCCTCCATCATGTCATCGGCGATCTTCGGGGCGTTGTTGCCAAGCTGGGAAGCAACCTCCCAGACACGCTCGGCAAATGCCGCCGATCGGCTATCGAGCATCGAACCACTCCCTGATTGTTGTGAAAGCTGCAGACCCCTCGGCGATGGCCTTGGCATCGAGGTCGTGAAACGGGGTATCCCGGGCCTCGCGCATGCCCCTGCGGGCGAGGGTCAGGTTCTCGTCCGAGGCCCATTCGGCGAAGGCGCGGAACGTGCCGGTGACATGCCGCCAGGCCGCCTGTTCGGGCGTTGGGGCCACATAGAGAGGATTGCGTCGGCTGGCGGACCGCTGCGGGCGAAGGCCACGCATCGCGGCGTCCACCACCATCTTGCGCAGGGCCGCGCGGGTCGGCTCCTCGCCGCGCTCCAAGCGTTCGTCGAGCGACCGCCGCACGACGCCGGGATCGGCCGCTTCGGCGTCGCGGATCTGGCGCGCCTCGTGGATGTGTTTTCGGGAGAGACCAAGCTCTGTCGATGTCGCTGCAGTAAAACCGTTCCCGCCAGAAACGGTTTTGGGCCGACCATCCTTTTGGGCTTCGCCCCGTTCCTGCGCGGCGTCGTATTCGTCCGCCAATCGACGCTTGGCGCGCGCCTCGATCTCCAGCGCATGGGCCTGCGCACGATGCGCGGCGGCGACGAGATCGTCATGGGCGTTCTTCGCGCGCTGCAACCGGGCGGCGCGCTTCGCCACATCGTAGGCCAGACCGGCCACCTCGCGCGCCTCGAGCACCTCGGCGGCGGACTTCGCGCCCGAGAGCATGCTGGCGGCGCGGTCGATCAGGCTGGGCAGATCCTGCGACGGAGCCGATATCGGGGCGAGCGCCGTCATTGATCGCCCCCCTGCGGGACGATCTCGATCTTGAGCGTGCCGGGCCGCACGGTGCGCGCGGGCTCGAAACCGGCACGGATCGCATCGGGCCAGGCGGCGTATTTGCGCTCGGGCACCTTGAACGCGATGTCGACATACTGCGCGGGATCATCCCCGGCGGCGCGGATGCGCTCGACCATGGCGGCGAGGCGATCCTGATCCCAATCCACCCGTTTCGGCAGGTCGGCGACCACGGTGAAATCGCCGTCGTCAAAGCGGATCGTCCCGGTGTCTTTTCCCGCGGCCTGCCGCTCCTCGGCGACGCGGGTGGCGTAGCGAACCGTCAATGCGCCATCGAGGCGGGCCTTCGCGGCCTTGGTCCGCGCCATGCGCTCGTCCACATCGCGCTGCAGGATGGCCAGCAGTTCGACGGGCAGCTGGGCAATGTCCTGCAGGCCGAGGCCCGGCAGGTCGTCGACGGTAGGGGTGTTCGCGGGGAACGGCATGTAAGGGTCTCCATGATCGGCAAAAAGGGATTGAAACGCGGGCATCACGCGGCAGCCCGCCCACTCGAACCGGTAGCGTTGTCGGGCTGCCCCTGCTCGGCGAGCAGCAGCGCGGACAGCGAGACGGCTGCGGCCTTCGGTTTGGGGCGGGCGACGGCGATGTAGGCGAACTGGTCGGGGCCCGTGCGCTCCTGCACCAGGTGCACGAGACCCTGTTCGGCTGCCCAGAAGGCGCGCGACCCGAGCCGGGCCAGTTCCGCGCGCTGCTGATCCGGCAACCGGGCGAACATCGGGAAGATGTCGAGAACCAGAAAGCCGCGATGGTATTCGAGCCGGTCGCCCGGCACGGCCTGCGCCACCCAGGCGCAGAACTCGATCTCGGTGAGCGGTCGGCGGGCGCGGACCGTGATGAAGGGGGTGGTGCCCATGAACATGATCTCCTCCTTTCGCCTCTACTCAGGCCGCCGCGAGATCGTCCCAGGCGGGGCCCGAAGCCGCTTCGGCGGTCACGTTTGAGGCGTTGTTCAGGTCGTCCGGCTGGCCCGCTTCGGCGTCGGCGTAGATCGCCACAAGAGGCGTCCCATCCTGATGGGAACCGGCATTTTCGATGCGGTAGGCGCGTTGGTTTTTCAGGATTTCCGGCAACTCCCAGCGGCGGTAGAGGCCGGGGATGCGCTTGAGGTCTGCGGACAAGAGGTCGGCTTTGCTGATCATGCGGGTCGACTTTCGGTTTGAGTTGGGCGCGCGGTGGCGTCTGAATGGGAAAAGCCACCGCGACGCGGGGATCGGGACATTCGATCAGCGAAATTCTTGCAGGACGTCGCGCAGACGCCGGGTCGCCCGCTGATAGCGTTTGCGCGTCGCCGCCTCAGTCAGGCCCATCTCGGACGCGACCTCGGCCTGGGAGAAACCGTCGATCGCCACACGGATCACCAGATCAGCATCCGAGCCGACGATGCGGACGAGATCGCCGTGGAGCAGTTCGGGACTGTCGTCAGCCGACTGCACTTCACCGTCGGTCGGGATTTCGTCGGGATCGGCCTCACTGCGGAGGCTCTGGTGCCTGTCCTCGCGTTGACGCGTTCTGATCAGGTCCCGCTCGATGTTCCGCAGGATGGTTGCCGCGATCCAGTTGACACGCTGCAGATCCAGACACCGAATTGCCTCGGAAGCTCGTGCAAGGATTTCGGATGCAACCTCGTCACCGGTGCCGATCCTGCGCCAGATCGATCTGCGCCGAACGGCATCCAGCCCCGGCCAGAGCGCCAGCAGCATCAGCGTCAGGGCACAATCGGAGGTCTCGCCACCAGACTGTGCGACCCCGACCAGTGCGACCAACAACCGGTTTTTATCGTCCGGCGCACGGCCACCGACGTGCAACGCGTCCAACAATGCGGCCGGATCACCAAAGCGCCAGAGCGGCACATTGCTGCGCCGAATTGCATCGAAGTTGTGTTGAAAACTGAGAGTAGATGAAGAATTCATGAGGTGATCACGGATCTCGTGCCACGCGATAGACATTGGACGCCTGCCTTGCGGCCAGGCGTCCAGCGCCTTCTCGTGGCCAGGTCAGGACGTCGTGCGTCTCTGCGATTTCAGGAAATTGGTGAGGTGCGCGCCTTAGCGCGCGGGTGATTGCGCCTGGTTCAGCGTTCCGCAGCCGCGACAGGTGGCCACGGCCGGAAAGCCGACGAAATACTCGTGCCCCCGCGCGAAGCGCAGGTGCATGCGGCCGTCCCGGCAGACGCCGAGCAGCTTGTCACAGCGCGTGCAGCGCCATTCCGAGTTGTGAGTGGTGGGCTTGGTCGTCGCGGCGCCGGTCCAGCTCGTCGGGGCTGCCTGGCGCGAGGGGAAGGGAGTCGGCATCGAAGTGCTCCTCTGATGTGGAGCCCTTCCAATAATCAGCGGTTTGTTAGACCGTCCCGCCCGAAACCCTAGATGACCTCTAGATCACGCGGTGTCGGTCGCCTCGCCGAGACGCCAATAGCGATTGCTCGAGCCGTGCCGGATGTAAGTCGGATGCGCCTTCGCCCATGCGCCAGAAGAGAACAGCTGTCTGGGATTGTCAGACCCCATCCCGTCCATCAGGACCTTGGTCAGCCGCTGGCCTGTGCCATCGGTCGCCGCTTCAACAAGGCTTTCGAAGAGTTGGATCTGGCCCGCGCCGTCGAGCGTTAGCGGATCGAGACCCGGGATGATGAGCGTCGCAGAGCGAGGCGTGTGTCGTACAACTTGGGCGACTTGCGCGGAAGACGCTAGCGTTCGGTTCGCCTCGAATCGCCGAGCCATTTCCTCCTGGTCCAGATCGCCGAGGCTTCCGTCCTGAAGCAACAGGTCGCGTAGCGCGATCACGACGTTCGGCCCGAGGAATCGTGGTGGATCATTGGACACGGCGAGTACGAGACCAGGACCCGCCGTATGTCGCGACCGGAGCGCATTCTCGACACTATCGCGGATTTTGAGATCAGCAAGGCGGCGCGCCAGGTAGAGCGGGACCTTTCGCTCACCCAGTGTAATCGGCCCAAGGGCGACGAGGAATTCGTTGATTGTTTCGATGTTCCGGATGCCGAGGGCGCCTGAAATCGCCTTAAGGATGGTTTCGGCGAGCCATGCTCGATCCATCACGTACTCGATTGCATCGGTGTCGAGACGCAATCCGTCCGCTTCCCCAAAGGAACCGGTTTGCCGAACCGTCCCCGGCTCCGGACCCGTTTCCTGCTCAACCTCCACAACCTCACCGTCATCCTCGGCCAGCCCAATCAACTGTCGTCCGTTTCGGGCTATCAATCGGGCACTCACCAGACGTGCAGGATCGACGCCTGCGGACTTGAAGAACGCACCCGCGACTGTGTCGCCGGGCAAGTCGTACAGCGACAATAGAAAGCCAAACCACTGTGCCCGTTCGTCTTCGGTGAGGGCCCGAAGGTTCTGCGTAAGTTCCCAGTGTTCCAGCAGCCGGAGCCCGAGGTCCCGCAGGAAGGGATCGCGAATGCTCTGAACGTCCGAACTGCTGCCACCCGAGATCGAGACCCGGAAGGTTCCTTTCTTGCCGTCCGATCGACGGGTGTAACCAATTGCGATGACGATCTTCGTGAAGCCGAAACTCCGGATCAGGGCGGCTGAATTGGAGACGTATTCCTGGATAACGTCCTCCATCTTGTCCTCGATGGTCACCTTGATGTTCAGCCGCCGGCTCCACGAGCCGAGGCGCACCTCGGCCTCGATTACCGAGGCAAGGGTGATCTCCACATCGTCGAAAGCCGGGCGGTCCAGACCAAAAGATGATCTGAAGCGTTCAAGGTTGAACTCTCGGCGGGTGAGCGGCTTGGCCGATGGCGGGCGCCCGAGAACCACCTCGGCGAAGACTTTCGAAGTTACTTCGCGAACATCGCTGCTGGCAGATGCGACCTCGATCTTCTTCAGCTGGGGCGTATAGATTAGGACGGCCTCATGCGACGGCCTGTAGTAATGGACCGTCCAGCCCCCTTCCTCGCGATGATTGTCGATACTCGACAATGGCCCGGGATGGCGAAGGGCTACCATGAAGGACGGTGGGTAGTTGGCGGTCTCGGGCAATTCGAGGACGGAAGCGGTGACCTTGCCTTTCAGTCCCAGAGCCGCCTGAAGAGCGTCACAGAGCTTCGCGTCAGGGATTCCGTCTGCGTTGGCAACAGACGCGTGGTCGAAGTCCACCTCGCAGCATGTGTAGTACGTCCGCCGTTCTCGATAGCGCCGCGCGGCATAGAAGCTTTGTGCGTCGTGAAAATGCATCGGGAAGACCGTGCGCATCCAGATGCTGCGGCAAAGCGTGTCAGGCTGGGACTCATACAAGTCGTAGTCGACATTCTGCAGCCGTTGCCCTGCAACCGTGTCGAGAGAGGTCGCTCCCTTGTCCTGGCCCATATCGAGCAGCGCGCCAGCGATGCCCTCAAGTAGCCCGATGATTTCCTTGTCCTCCGAACGCAGGTACGCACTCAGCGCTGCCTTGCCTTGATCATCGGTCGTGCCCTCAGTGATTTCCGGCGGAGCGAGAAGAGTGTCGTCGGGTCGTTTGAAGCTGGCGAGAAACTGCCAGACCAGCGCAGCCGGGGCGCCCTGAAGTATTCTCCCGAGGTTCGGTCCGAATTCGCTCTTCTTACGCGCCATGAACTCACCTCATTGAACAACTGCTCTCGATTGATTCAACCTCCTATAATCATGGACCAATCCGTGATCGGCAAGCCCTGATGTTCTCTCCCTGTTCGCATTTCCGCATCCCGTTCCTCTGAGATGTCCCGTTCCGGGCGGCCGGGTGGCTTTTGATCGGTAACGACACCACCGAGAATAGCCACCGAGACATGAAACGCCCGAACCCGCTCCCGCCCGACCAGATGACGCCCGCAGAGCGCCGTGCCGAATTATGCGGCCTGTTGGCGCTCGGGCTGGTTCGGTTTTGGACGCGGGATGGGGGCGAAGTATCTGACGATACTGGAGAACGTTGCCTACACTATCCGCCCGACCAATGCCGTCATGCAACTCCAACTCACCGGAGAACCGCATGAACAAGTCCGATCCCATCCCCGCGCGCCTGGCCGCGCTCAAGACCACTCCGACGCCCGACCTGAAGAAACAGTGGCGCGATCTGTTCGACAGCGAACCGCCACCCTTCAACCGGCGCTATCTCGAAAGCCGCATCGCCTATCGCATCCAGGAACTCGCCTATGGCGGACTGAAGCCGGAGACCATCCGGCGGCTGGAACGGCTCGGTGAGGAACTGGACGGCGGCGACAAGAGGAAGCGCGGCATCCGCGCCGACCGCGACCGCCCCATCACCGGCACGCGGCTGCTGCGCGAGTGGCAGGGCGTCGAGCAAATCGTCACCGTCACCGCCGACGGGTTCGAATGGCAGGGGCGGCCCTACAAGTCGCTGTCCGCCATCGCGCGGGCCATCACCGGGACGCGGTGGAACGGCTGGGTCTTCTTTGGCCTCAAGAATCATCGGGGGGTGAGCGGCGGTGGCCGCAGGCCAGCGCACGATCCGGTGGATCGTGCGCAGCCGCGAACGCCCGGAGCGCAAGCGGAGGGCCGGGAGACATGACGAAGCCACCGGAGAAATCAAAGCCCGTCCGCAAGCTGCGGTGCGCCATCTACACCCGGAAATCCTCCGAGGAAGGGCTGGAGCAGGAGTTCAACTCGCTCCACGCACAGCGCGAGGCCTGCGAGGCGTATATCGCCAGCCAGCGATCCGAGGGCTGGGTGCTGGTCCGCGATCAGTATGACGACGGCGGCATCTCCGGCGGCACGCTGGAACGGCCCGGTCTTCAGCGGCTGGTCGAAGACATCGAGGACGGGCTGGTCGACGTGGTGGTGGTCTACAAGATCGACCGCCTCAGCCGCTCGCTGGCCGACTTCGCCAAGCTGGTCGAGGTGTTCGACCGGAACGGCGTGACCTTCGTCTCGGTCACCCAGTCGTTCAACACGACCACGTCGATGGGGCGACTGACGCTGAACATCCTGCTGTCCTTCGCCCAGTTTGAGCGGGAGGTGACGGCGGAGCGCATCCGCGACAAGGTCGCCGCCAGCCGCAGGAAGGGCATGTGGATGGGCGGGGTGCCACCCTATGGCTACCGGGTCGAGAACCGGAAGCTGGTCATCGACGACGAGCGCGCCGCGCACGTCCGCTGGATCTTCGCCCGCTTCCTCGAGATCGGGTCCTGCACGGAACTGGCGCGGGCGGTCGGCGCGCGCGGAATCCGCACGCCGCGCGGCAACCGGATCGACAAGAAATATCTCTACCGGATGCTCAGCAACCGCGCCTACATCGGCGAGGCGGTGCACAAGGGTGAGAGCTATCCCGGCGAGCACGACGCGATCATCGACCGCGAGACTTGGGACCGCGTCCACGCCATCCTGCAGGAGAGCCCCCGCAAGCGCGCTGCCCGCACCCGCGCCGACACGCCCGCGCTGCTGAAGGGGCTGCTGTTCGGGCCGGATGGCGCCGCGTTCTCACCGACGCATACCCGCAAGGGCGACCGGCTCTACCGCTACTATGTCAGCCAGACCGTGCTGAAGCATGGCGCCGGATCATGCCCGGTCGGCCGCGTGCCTGCGGGCGAGATCGAGGCCGCTGTCATCGACCAGCTCCGCGCCGTGTTCCGCCAGCCTGAGATCGTTGCAGGGACGTGGAAGGCGGCGCGGGCTCACGCCGACGACATCTCCGAGGCCGACGCCCGCGCAGCACTGCAGCAACTCGACCCGCTGTGGGACGAACTCTTCCCCGCCGAGCAGGCGCGCATCGTGGCGTTGCTGGTCGAGCGCGTGGACATCGGCACCGACGGCCTGAACGTCCGACTGCGCGTGGACGGCCTCGGTGGTCTGGCCCGCGAGATGCTGCCTGGAGACATGGGAGCGGCGGCATGACACGCGGCGCGCCGATCCCCGAAACCATGACGCTCCACGTTCCGTTTCGCATCGTGAAGCGCGGCGGGCGGAAGGAGATGCAGATGCCGGACGGTGCCGTGCAGCCGCGCCGGACAGACAGCACCCTCGTCAAGGCGCTGGCCCGCGCGTTCCGGTGGAAGCGCATGCTGGAATCGAGCGAGTTCGTCACCATCGCCGAACTGGCCGAATGCGAGGGGATCGCGCCTTCCTACATGACCCGCGTCCTGAGGCTCACGCTCCTCGCACCCGATATTGTCGAGGCGATCCTGGACGGGCGTCAGCGCGCAGGCCTCACGCTAGAGACGCTGCGAAAGCCTGCCCCGGCTCAGTGGCGAGAGCAGATGAGTTGGTTGTGTCGAAATCGAGAGGCTTCGGAGCACGGTAGCCGTCCGTTGCCTGCTGCCACCGCATACAGCTACAACCCGAAGAATGATGAGTCAAAGTGATGCACTCTGTTGCAATCACCGTACGAATCGCTAAGGTGAACATTAGTGGAACATTCGGGGGGTGCCATGAATCGTCGGCCTAAGAAACTCGGTCCCCGGGTCACCGTCAGCGTCACGTCCGGAGACTTCGACGCCCTGAACATGCTGGCCAACAAGGATGATGTGTCGGTCTCCTGGGTGGTAAGGCGCGCGATAGATGAGTATCTGCGACGGCATCGGCAACCGGTGCGGGCAGTACAGAGTCCTGCGTCCGAAAAACAACCGACCGCGTCGCAACTGACGTAACAAAAAAGAATAATTTCAGGGGACAGTCACCACATGCTTCACATTCAGCCCGAGCCATCCAAATCGGCCCATTCGATGTCGGAGGCCTCTCTAAACGCGCTATACAGGCGGCCCTTAGCTGCAAAGAGGACTGGCGCCCTCTACGGCGCCTTTCCATATCCAACAAAGATATCGCCAGAAGCAATCGCTCTGTATATCGCCGCCCACACCAAACCCGGCGACACCGTGTTTGACGGGTTCGGGGGCAGCGGGACGACCGGCCTTGCCGCGTTGCTGTGCGAGCGGCCGACCGCAGAACTGCGCGCCGAAGCGGTCCGCCTCGGCCTTAACGTACAATGGGGTGCCCGCAACGCCGTTCTCTATGAGCTGGGCGCGCTCGGCTCGTTTGTCGGCCGGACCCTGACCAATCCGCCCGATCCCGCCGCGTTCAGGAAGGCCGCCGAAGACGTATTGGCCGCAAGCGAGAGCGAAGACGGCTGGATGTACGAGGCGCGCGACCCCTCCGGCGCGAAAGGCTCCCTTCGTCATCTAATCTGGAGCGACAAGCTGCGCTGCCCTGCTTGCAGGGGCGTTGTCACCCTGTGGGATGCGTGCGTCGCGCTCGATCCGGCGGAGATTTCCTCCACCTTCTCCTGCCCGAAATGCCGCCATGAAGAGCCGCTGGACGGTGTGCAGCGGGTGACGGTGCAGGAACGTGACGACGTATTGGGCGAACAGCGCGCCCTGCGCGGACGGGCGATGGCCCGCGTCTATGGTTCGACCGGAAAAAAACGCTGGTCGCGTCCGTCCACAGCCGCCGACCTGACGCTTATCAAGAAGATCGAGGCCGAGCCGATCCCGTCATGCGTGCCGCAGGCGCTGATCCCCTGGGGCGACCTCTACCGGAAGGGCTACCATCAGGGCATTACACACGTTCATCATTTCTACACGCGGCGCAATCTCATCGTTTTCGCCCGTATGTGGGAGCGTGTGGAATCCTATCACGGCGCGCTCCGCGAGGGGCTTCGCTTCTGGCTGCTGAGCTACAACGCGGCGCACGGCACGATCATGACGCGCGTCGTGGCGAAGTCCTGTCAGAAGGACCTAGTCGTCACCAGCGCCCAGCCCGGCGTGCTGTATGTCAGCGGCCTGCCGGTCGAAAAGAACTTTTTTGCAGGATTGCGGCGCAAGCTGACGACGATTGCGCAGGCGTTCGAGACCATTCACGGCGGCACCGGCAAGGTCGAAGTCGTCCACGGTTCGAGTTGCGATGTCGCGCTGCCATCCGGGAGCATCGACTATGTGTTCACGGACCCGCCCTTCGGGGCCAACATACCCTATGCCGAACTCAGTTTCATAAACGAGGCCTGGCTCAAGACGTTTACCGACCGCACGGACGAAGCAATCGTGAGCCCGCACCAGGGCAAGGCCATCGACGAGTACAGGGAATTGCTGACCCGGTCGTTCAGCGAGGCCCGCCGGATATTGAAACCGTCCGGCAAAGCCACGATGGTGTTTCATTCCGCGTCCGCCGAAGTCTGGAACGCCTTGCAGCGCGCCTACCAGGATGCCGGCTTCGACGTGGAATATGCGGGGGTTCTCGACAAGAAGCAGGGCAGCTTCAAGCAGGTCACGACCGAAGGGGCTGTGCGCGGCGACCCCGTGCTCCTGTTGGGGCCGCGCCGCAAGGCCGAGGCCCAGATCGAAAGCAAGGCCGGGGCGGACGACTGTGTATGGACCGTCGCGACGGCCCTTCACCGCGCGGCAACCGCCGCGCATGATCCGGCCGAAGCGACGGCGCAGAGGCTGTATTCCCGCCTTGTAACGCATTTCCTCAGCCATCATCAGCAAGTCCCGCTCGACGCTGATGTCTTCTATCGCTGGTATGCAGAACAAGCGCTGCCGGGAGCTTTATGCATTGCCGGCGACTGACGCGGTCCGCGCGATTAGGTCCTCGGCGCGCTCCTTCGAGGAAGGCCTGCCGCCCGCCCAGCGGAAGCGCCTGGGGCAGTTCTTCACCGGATTGCCGCTGGGGACACTGCTGGCGCACATCGCGCTTGACCCCGATGCGCGCGCCGTGATCGATCCCATGGCCGGTCACGGCGACCTACTCGACGCGGCCGCACTGACGGCGCAGGCGCGAGGTGCCTGGCTCGGCCGGCTGGACGGCATCGAGCTCGACCCTGAGACGTCCGCCTTCTGCTGCCGTAGGACCGCGGCGTTGCAGGCGGACGGTGCCGTCGCCGCTGCCCGCATTGTCACCGGCAGCGCCTTTGATCCAGCAACCGTCGCCGCGCTGGACGCGCCAGACTACGATCTCGTCATCACCAATCCCCCGTATGTGAGATACCAGTCGCAAAGCGGCAATGGTGCCGGTGTCGGCGATGTGCGCCGGGGTCTATCCGCGATCGTGGATGCGCGTATGACCGGCGGCGAGCGCGCGCTCTGGCAAGCACTGGTTGAAGGATATTCAGGCCTTGCCGATCTTTCAGTGCCGGCCTGGCTCTTGTCAGCTCTGCTGACGCGTCCGGGTGGACGCCTGGCCCTAGTCGTTCCCGCGACTTGGCGCTCGCGCGACTATGCCGATGTTGTGCGCTACTTGCTGCTGCGCGCGTTTCGCCTTGAATACATCGTCGCTGATACGCAGCCCGGCTGGTTTTCGGACGCGCTGGTGCGCACGCATCTTGTAATCGCGCGGCGGCTCTCATGGGATGAAGCGGAAGCTCCGGTGTCGGGCCGATCGTCGTTGCTGGCCGCACCCTGGCTGCAAGTAGCGCCGGCGGCGGCAGGCGGAGAGTCGCTGGTGGGGAGTGCTTTCCCCGGCCCGGAACCGGAGCAGGATTTCGCAGCCTGGGCGCGCGCGCCGAACCGGGAGGTTCGGGGCATCGAGAGCCGCCCATTCGCACTGGATGAGGAATGGCGAACGCTGGAGCAGCGCCTTGGACGAAAGAGCTGGTTTCAGGACGCTGAAAACCGGCGCGATGCGCTGCCGCTTTTTTCAGACAGAGAGGCAAGGCCGGCGGTGATGCCGGAAGGACTGCGCGACATGCTGCCGCCCGGCGCGGCACCGGCGCACCTCCAGACACTTGAACAGGCGGGTATCCGGGTCAGCCAAGGCCTGCGTTCAGGCTGTAACCGCTTCTTCTATGTGACCATGGCCGGTGACGAAGAGGGCGAATCCGTCACCGTCGAAGCGTCGGACAGCTTTCAGAACATGCAAGTCCGCGTTCCCGTGGCGGCGCTGCGCCCCGTTCTTCATCGTCAGGCGGATATGCAAGCCTTTGCGGACGGGCGCGTTCCGGCCACGCGCACGCTTGATTTGTCTGATTGGGTTCTGCCGGAAGATCAGAGGCTCGTCGCAGAAGCGGCGGAGGCTTATCGTAAGCGGCGCGTGTCTGCGCCCCGCGTCATGCCGCTCGAGCTCGCTTCGTTCGTACGTTTGGCAGCCCGGACTGCGCTGGACCCGAAAGAGCCGGCACGGTTCATTCCCGATCTCACGGCCGTGCGCACCAATGCCCGCCGGCGCGCCAACGGCCGCGACGTGCCGCGCTTCTGGTACATGCTGCCGGCCTTCACCGCGCGCCATCTGCCCGCGATTTTTACGCCGCGCATCAATCACGGCACACCGGCCGTTGCGCTGAATACGCAGCCGCCGGTCCTGATTGATGCCAACTTCTCAACGCTGTGGGCGGAGCAAAGGCAGTGGACAGCACATGCGCTCTATGCCCTGTTCCACAGCAGCTGGTGCAGGGCGGCAATGGAAGCCGCCGGCACGCCACTTGGCGGCGGCGCGCTCAAACTCGAAGCGACGCACATCCGTCAGGTGCCGATTCCCGCTTTATCGCACCTCGACTGCGAGAGACTTGCCGCACTGGGACAGCAGCTGGCTGCGGGCGTGCCGTCAGCCCGGCGCCAGATCGATATGTTCATCCTGGCCGCTTCGTTGCCCGGTATGAATGAAAACGACCTCAGGAAAGTAGCGCGCCATATCGACTCTCGCCTTGAGGCCGCGTGCGCCGCCCGTCGAAGGACACTCCATGACAGCTGATATTGCCCGCATTCGTGAAACTATCGCGCGCTGCCGCATGCTGCGGGATGCCGGTCATGTCGAGGCGGTGCTGCGCAGCGAGTTCCAGGGGCGATTGCGGCTTATGTTCCCGGACACCGCGCACGAGACTTGGATCAACAACTACACCGAAGGAACGGAAGCCCATACCAAGGTGGGCACGGGATCAGGCAAGGCCGCATCCCGGTTCATCGACAATCTGGTGGGTTCGACCACGATTGAGTACGAATCCGACCTGCGCAACACCGCCAAGCGCGATACCGGCTACGCGCAGGTGCAGGAGCAGGCGGCGGGACTTGTCCGTGCGGGCATGCCGGTTTCAACGGTCCGGGGCGTATTGTCAGACACCGTCGAATGGTACGCCTATGATGCCGTACTTGCAGCGGGGGTCGATCCGTCGTCCTGCACCGCTGCCGACATCGCGCTCGTTGTTTTCGACGAACTCAAGCTGCCCGATGACAGCGTCCTGTCCGCCGAGCAGCTCGGCGGCTTTATCAAAAAGCATCTGGCGCGCGAACAGTCGCGGCCGTTGCGGTCCGAATTCCTCGCCTCCGACCTTGGCATGGACTCCGCCGCATATAAGAGCAGCGCGGGGCCTTTGTCGCTGTTGGTGGACGAGGGGCGAAAGGCTGACCCATCGGCGGGCCTTGCCACCGATCTCTGGTCGCAGTTCGTCGATCATCTGGAGGGGCTGGCAGGAACTTTCCGCACCACCGCGTATGTCGATGAAGCTTACGTGACCCTTCTCGCGCGGCTTCTGAGCGCGAACGTGCTGACAGGCAAGGCGGTGCGGAGCACGGACGACGAGCTGAAGGCAATCTTGAACGGCAAATTCTTCCGCAACAATTTCCAGTTGGAGAACGTGGTTGAGCAGGATTATTTCGGCTGGCTTCTCAGCCCGTCATACATCGACCGGCTTGTAGCGGTGGCCCGCGACCTCCAGCGCGATCTCTATGCCTACGATTTCAGCTGGTATCCCGAAGAGGATTTGTTCGGCCGCTTTATGGCGCAGCTCGCGCGCCGCAGCCAGCGCAAGCTGCTCGGCCAGGAATGGACCCCGCACTGGCTCGCCCGTCTGCTTGCCGACCGTTGCATCGACGGCCTCCCAAACGGGGAAAGCCCCCGGGTCGTCGATATGTGCTGCGGGTCCGGCACGATGCTCGCAGAAATCATAAAGGCCACACGGGTCCGGTTCGGCTTTTCCACCATCGAACAGCTTGAAGACGTAGCAACTGGCTTCGACATCGACCCGCTGGCCGTCAGTCTCGCCAAGACAACTTGGGTCGTCAGCCTATCGGCTGAGATCAAGGCGGCTACAAAGCCCATCGTCATCCCGGTCTATCATGCAGACTCGCTGTTCGCCGTCACGCCGGTTTCCGCGTCAGTTCCGCTGGTCGGCGAAAGCGATACCATTCCGGTATCGCTTGACGGCACAACTGTACATTTACCGACAGCGTTGGTGCAGCCAACGTACCGGGAGTTTTTCGACCGCATCGTGGACTGGGCCTATGACGAGGCGCGTGATGCGCAGCGGCGCGGAACCGTTGCGGGCTTCACAAAGGCTGACGCAGACAGTTTTCTCGACGGCACGATCACGGCGTTCGGGATCACGGTGTCGTCGGAGCTTTACAAACAGCTTTCCGATGCGTTGTTCCCGCTGGCGCATCGCATGGCTGAACTGGCTGTTGCCGGGCGCAACGGCATCTGGGCGTTCATCCTGCGCAATACTTACAGGCCGGGCCTTCTTACCGGCCACTTCAACGGGCTTGTGTCCAATCCGCCATGGCTCGCCATGAGCGGGCTGGCCGACAATCCGTACCGGGACTTGCTGAAAGGCCGGGCGAAACTCTACGGCATCCAGCCCGCAGGACAGTCCTTTCTCCATCTTGAGCTGGGCACGATGCACCTGCTTCATGCCATCGACCGTTATTTGGGACCGGATGCCTGCGTCGCCTGCCTTGTACCCGGCACGGTGCTGAACGGTACCCACCACGAAAGGCTCAGGCAGCATGATTTCCTGACAAGCGACCGTCCGGTGCCGTTCGACATCGCCGAAATCTGGCAGGTCGCGCCCGGAACCTTCAAATATCCCGGCGCAGCGCTGGTCGGTCACAAAAGAGCGAATACGACCGGGCTTCCACAAAGAACGTTTAGCGGCTTTGTGGCGACCGACGCGGGATTGGATGCCGCAGGCTTTTCAGTTCGCACCATCGGTTCGGCGCGCAGCGCCTGGGTGCTCGAAACGGGCGGCGGTTCAGCCATGGCCGGCGGTGGCGGCGACCTGCCGCAGCAGGGGGCCGACCTTATGCCGCGCACGGCCGTTTGCGTGGACATCGTCCAGAATGCGGGCGCGGAGTATCGGGTCGATACGCCGACCCGCGCTTCCGTATGGGGTTTTACGATCAAGTCAGCCAAGGAAATGGCGACGGACCGCTTCCCCGGCTATGTCGCACCGCGTTTTATTTTCCGCATGGCCCAGTCGGAAAACCTGCTGCCTTTCGTGCTCGGTGTCCATCGCGCGCCGCTGGCTCTGCCGGCGCTGCGCGCTGCGGGCGGACCGTGGAGCATTCTCGACGAGGCCGAAATCCGCCGGCTGGGGTTCACCCAGACCGCGCGGCGCTTCGCCGCGATCAACCAGAAGCTTAAAACGGTGGGGAAAGGCAAATCGCTCCAGCAGCGCATCGATGAACGGGGCAAGCTCTCCAAGCAAGTCTTCGGGACGACGGGGTACCTCATTCTGGCCGGTGCCGGCGGCAAGATCATATGCGCGGCGTGCGTTCCGGTTGCGCAGGCTCAGGACCTTGTCGTTGATCAAACTCTCTACTGGAAGGTCGTGGCGGACGCAGACGAGTCTTGGTACCAGGTCGGCATGCTCAACAGCGTGGCCCTTACCAACGCCACCCTTGCGTTCAACCCGAAGGGAGATTTCGGCGAACGGCATCTCCACACGCTGCCGTACAGAATGATGCCCGCATACGATGCCAGAAACGGCGATCATCAGAAGATCGCGGTCCTTGCTAAGGATATTGCCATACTAGCAGATGGCCACTGCACGACGGACCCTTATCTGGCCGATCCCGTCAAGGCACTGACGGCGCGCCGCCGCAAATTGCGCACGCTGCTTGAGGCATCGCCGCTTCTGGCGCAGCTTGAAACACTGGCGCAGTCGGCGCTGGCCGGTGCATCCACCGCGCCATCCGGCGGGAGCGGCAGCGCGACGCAGGCCCCGCCATGCTGATCGTCCAGAACGCCGAAGAACCGGCGCGCCTGCGCAATGCTCTCGTTGATATGGTCGCGGCGGGAGCCATCGATATCCGCGCAGCGTCCGCTTATGTCACGCTCGGCGGCGCGAATATATTGCTGTCTGCCGTCGCAAATGCCGTGGGGTTGGCCGCGTTCGCGGCGATGCCCAAAACCCTTGTGACATCTTTTGATTTCGGCCTTACCGAACCTCAAGCCTTGCAGCATTGGCGCGGGCTGGCGAACGCCACCGTTCTGGTGTCGGGCGCGCAGAGGCTGGAGCAGGGCTCGCTCATGCCGCAGTGCGCCTTTCATCCCAAGCTCTACGTCTTTGGCACCGATCCCCAGACATGCAGCACGCTGGTCGGCTCGGCGAACCTGACCAGCCGCGGGTTTAGCGTCAACACAGAGGCGGCATGGGCACAGCAGGGTGTTGCGCGCGCCGATGCCGATGAAGCCTTCGACAAGGCCCGCTTTGAAACGACTGCTCTCACCGATGACTTGCTGGCGGCCTATACCGCCCTGCGCCAGGCCCAACCGCCGCCCCCCGAAATCGAGCAGGAAGCGCAGCCTGTCGCAGCACCAGCACCGGTGGCGGGTGCCGCGCTGCCCTTGTTCCGCGTCGCAATTGAAATCGGCGCGATCAGTCCCGCAGACTATGCCGCCATGTGGGTCCATGGCGAGGCCCTACAGGGCGGATCGAGCAACCAGCTGGAGCTGCCGCGCGGCGGCCATCAGTTCTTCGGCTTTGTGTTCGATCAGTATGACTATCCACATAATCTAACGATTGGTGAGCCCGTACTCCGCAGTGGCGCGCGCGTTTGGAACGACCGACGACTGACTTGGCACGGAAACAACCGGATGGAGCGGATGAATCTCCCCACGGCCGCCCAGGGCGGGTTCAATTATGCCGACACAGCCGTCATGTTCCGCCGCCTGAACGACGGCTCGTTTGAACTGATCGTGACACCCTGGGAGTCTGATCTCGCCCGTTCATGGCGGCTGGCCTCGGCCCAGCGGCAGACGCTATTCCGCCTAGGCACCGTAGCAACCAATCGGATCGTGGGGCTAATCTGACCATCAGCCAACAATCGTAGGTCCACGGGCGGTAGATCCCTCACAAGCTCGATGCCAGACCCGACCGGGAACGGGAAGGGACTGACAACCCTCACTACGCGGTCTTCAGAGAATGTCTTTTGGTTTCAGTTGGTTGATGCTGTTCACCGGAAACGCTGCGGTTAACAGGTCCGGAGAATATCGGCCGGGAGAGAGGGCTTCCGGCCCTCGTAGCGCCGCTGCCGGTTAACAGCCCAACCCGCATAACCCCCGAAAACAACGTAAAAATCCGGCCGCGGCCGGATCGGGAGAACGCTTTCGCTTGGGCAAGTGGCGGAGAGAGAGGGATTCGAACCCTCGGAGCCCGTGAAGGCTCAACGGTTTTCGAGACCGCCCCGATCGACCACTCCGGCACCTCTCCGCAGCGGGCTGACGCCGCGCGAGGCGTCCTTAGCGGTTCTGCCCGGACGGTGCAAGGGCTTCTCAGGGCGAGGGTGTGTGCGCATGCGCGACACGCTGAACTGCTGCCCGCCTCATCCCGCCTCGCAGGCCGGGCTTCAGCCGCGCATGTGCTTGGGAGTGGCGGGCTGAAGCCCGCCCTACGCCCTCACATCAGCGACCGTCCGCTGCATGCTACAATCGGCTCCTGCAGAATTTCCTGCATTGCTTATGTTGTTGTGTAAAAGTTCTCGGGCCAAAAGCGGAAGTCGACATCAGGCATCGGGGCGCCTGAAGCTATCCACTCTTGGCCCCGCTTGCGGAAATCATTCTCACCGATCCCTTCTAATATTTCGAGCTCATGCCGGTATTTGAGGAATGATTAATTTAAATCATGCAGGAACAAAAGATATCCAAATATTCATGAAATTTGAAATATTTCTGGTAATATTTATAATATTATTTATTTACAAATTTATAAACCCTCATATCTTTGCATAATCATGCCAAAGCCCAGGAATGGGTTGGCCTGTCCATGTGGCAAACGGATCTCAAAATAATTTCAAAGAGATTATACGAAATATTACATATGTTGGTCAAAGTTATACAGACGTCTGTCGAGTGCATTGGCCGCGGATATGTAATCTTCGGCCGTTTCAACCATCCGCCGCAGCAAGGCTGATGCATCGGCCTACATTGCTGGATCTCGACCGGTCAACATCGGCTTCACTGATCCAGGAAACTCCGCAGCTTCCTCGACCGCGACGGATGCTTCAGCTTCCTCAGGGCCTTCGCCTCGATCTGCCGGATCCGCTCGCGGGTGACCGAGAACTGCTGGCCCACCTCTTCCAGCGTGTGGTCAGTGTTCATGCCGATACCGAAGCGCATGCGCAGCACGCGTTCCTCACGCGGGGTGAGGCTGGCGAGCACGCGCGTCGTCGTCTCCTTCAGGTTCTCCTGGATGGCAGAATCCAGCGGCAGGACCGCGTTCTTGTCCTCGATGAAGTCGCCAAGCTGGCTGTCCTCCTCGTCGCCGATGGGGGTTTCGAGGCTGATCGGCTCCTTGGCGATCTTCATCACCTTGCGAACCTTCTCGAGCGGCATCTGCAGCTTTTCGGCCAGTTCCTCGGGCGTCGGCTCGCGGCCGATCTCGTGCAGCATCTGGCGCCCCGTGCGCACCAGCTTGTTGATCGTCTCGATCATGTGCACAGGAATACGGATGGTGCGCGCCTGATCGGCGATCGAGCGCGTGATCGCCTGACGGATCCACCAGGTCGCGTAGGTGCTGAACTTGTAGCCCCGGCGATACTCGAACTTGTCCACCGCCTTCATCAGGCCGATGTTGCCTTCCTGGATCAGGTCAAGGAACTGCAACCCGCGGTTGGTGTATTTCTTGGCGATGGAGATCACCAGCCGCAGGTTCGCCTCGACCATTTCCTTCTTGGCCTGGCGCGCCTCCTTCTCGCCCTTCTGCACCTGGTTCACGATGCGGCGGAACTCCTGGATGTCCACGCCCACATACTGGCCCACCTGTGCCATCTCGCCGCGCAGCGACTCCACCTCGCTGCCGAAGCGCTCGGTGAAGGCCTGCCAGCCGCGGCCCGGCTTCGCCACCATGCGACCGAGCCAGTTCGGATCGAGCTCGGAGCCGCGGTAGGCATCGATGAATTCGCGACGATTGATGCGCGCCTGATCCGCGAGCTTCACCATGGCGCTGTCGATCGACATGATCTTGCGGTTGATGCCGTAGAGCTGGTCGATCAGCGCCTCGATGCGGTTGTTGTGCAGGTGCAGCCCGTTGACCAGTTCGACGATCTCGGCGCGCAGGGCCTGATACTCCCGCTCGTCCCCGGCGGAGAACCCCTTGCTCTCGCCCAGCGTGGCAGAGATGCGGTTCTCCTGCATCTCTGCGAGGCGCGCATAGTCGGCCGCGATGCGATCGAGTGTCTCGAGCACGCGCGGTTTGAGCGTGGCTTCCATGGCGGCCAGCGAGAGGCCGGAATGCTCGTCGTCATCCTCGTCGTCGTCGCGCCCGAGCGGGTTGCCGTCGGCGTCGAGTTCGGGGGCCGAGTCGCGGCCCTGTCCGCCCGATGTGCCGGGGGAACGCCCATCCAGCACAGGGCCCACGTCGTCGCCCTCGAGCCCCGAGCCGAAGGTGGCCTCGAGATCGATCACGTCGCGCAGGAGCACGTCTTCGGAAAGCAGCTCGTCGCGCCAGACGGTGATTGCCTGGAAGGTCAGCGGGCTTTCGCACAGCCCCGCGATCATGGTGTTGCGCCCGGCCTCGATCCGCTTGGCGATGGCGATCTCGCCCTCGCGGCTGAGCAGTTCAACCGATCCCATCTCGCGAAGATACATGCGCACAGGATCGTCGGTGCGGTCGAGCGTCTCGCCCTTCGCCGGAGCAAGCGCCACCTCGCGCGAGTCGGAGCGCTCCACGATCTCGCCGCCGACTTCGGGCTCTTCCTCGATCTCGTCGTTGTCGATGACGTTGATGCCCATCTCCGAGAGCATCGACATCACATCCTCGATCTGCTCGGAGGACACCTGATCGGGCGGCAGCACCGCGTTGAGCTGGTCGTAGGTGATGAATCCGCGCTCTCGCGCCTCGGCGATCATCTTCTTGGCCGCCGCCTGGCTCATGTCGAGCGTGACGTCCTGCTCGACCGGTTCCTCGATTTGCTCTTCGGTCTCGGTATCCTTGGCGGCCATCCGTCGCTCCCTTGCGGCAGGGCTGATTCGCAGCCCCGCTGAATCGCGCGAATCAATCTTGGCTTCAAGTGATTCGCAAATCAAATCCTCAACGTTTCTTCACCCATATCCGAGCGTCGATGAGCGACTGGAGCCGCTGCGAGAGCGCTTCGAGGTCTTCAGTGTCGGGGGCGCTGTCCTCCAGCCCCAGCCGGGCAGCGTGTTCGCGGACGCGCGCCGCTTCGCCGAGACGCCAGGTGATGCCTTCGTCGGCCAACGTCGAGAGGTCTTCCACCGCCTCCTCCAGTTCTCGCCGTGCGCCACGGGCGGCGCGAAGCTGCGCCAACTCGCTGCGCAGCGCCTGCCGGATGGCGGCTTCGGGTGCACCCGGCTGCAACGCGGGGGTGATGCGCACATGGCTTGATGCCCTGAGCTTTTCAAGGGTTTGCAGCGCCTCCGTCCCGGCAAGAGCCATGTCCAGTGCCGCGGAATCCGCCGCCACGGGTAGCGCAAGCAGCGCGGCTTGAAGCGAAGCATGGGCCGGGTCGGACCAGTCTATCGCCTCGAGATCGGCGGCGAACTCCTGCGCGAGGCGCGGCTGCGCGGCGACAAGTGCAAGGATGGCCGCCTCGCGCAGCCGTTCCCCCACGCCCGCATCCGGCGTCGCGGCAAGCTGCGAGCGGCGCGTCGTCTCCAGCGGCGCGGCTCCCTCGGAGGGCCTGCCGGTGCCGCGCCGTCGGTGCCGGGCAGCACCGGGTGGCGACGCCGGCGCGAAGAGCGCAGCGCGGCGGACGCGAAAATCGGCTGCGTAGTGGGCGCGGATCGCCGAGTCGGCGATCCGCGCCAGAAGTTTGCGAAGCTGTGCGTCGAGCGCCGCGCGCCGCTCGGGGGTGTCGAGCGCCGCGCCTTCCGTCTCGCGCCGCCAGAGGAGTGCCGACATCGGTTCCGCCGTCTCGATCAGCGCGCGCATGGCGCCGGGCCCGGC